AGGACGTACACATTGCTTGAGTTATCGCCATATTATAGTCTCCTTATCGCGTCAGCTAGTTCGGGGTTTCCCGAATCTTTTAGGGCATTATACACAGTTGTACGGTCGCTGCGAATAGCTTCTCGCATATAAAATGCAACTACTTCTTCCATGTGCTCTTTGTAGGCCAGTGCTTGATCTCTAATAGCAGGATGTGCACCATCTGAAACGCTGATCAATTTAGACACACAGCGTTCAGCTACTTCTTCCGGAGAAAACCCACGGTTATCGGTAGTTTTTACCGATACCATTGGTTGATCCGGCATGTTGAAATCTAGTTTAAACATTACGTTTTCGTCCTTATAACTTTACCAACTCTATATTCTTGAGTGGTTTCTTTAGCTTCACCTAACATCTTCAACCCGATCATAGCTTCTTCAAAGCGTTGATTGTACTGTTGCATGACGTCAGCTTCACCCTTCATAAATATGTACGCTTCTACAAGCGAACCGTATAACAATGCTAGCTCTCCGTTTAAACTAATCCAAGTCGTTCCACTTCCTGCGCCCGCTGTTATGCTAGTTGGACGATACAGGTAGTGTAGCTCAACATCAAGGTTTGCGTTAGGTGTCGGGCCAACAAGGAAGTTACCTACATCAAACTGTGCATAATATTTAGGTAATCCTTCGGTTGCTGGATTAGGTGAATACGTTTGTACAAAAGAAACGTCTTTAAACTCTATAAACTCTTTTGATCCAGATAAAATATAACTTAAAGAAAAAGGTGCTAAAAAATCACTTGGACAATTTAAGTAAGGATTAGCTTTTGTTAAATGCGCTGTTTGATTACGACGGAACAAATCTAGCTGTACATTCTTTAATATCCGCTCTTCGGACGCCCTTATAAACAAAGGAAGGTTAGCTACAAAAGTTGTTTCGGAATTTTCCGTGTAGTCTTGAATAGCTTGCTTTAGCTGATCGTATGTAAAACTCATGTTATTACCACCGTAACTGTGCCAACAGATCCTGTGGCTACTAAATTGTTATTTGGAGAAAGACCCGGCAAGTAGTTAAATCCCACTGGATTCCACCCCCACTGCAAAGCTCGTTGTTCCTCTAGATTTGTTTCTGGTCTTGGGTTTCTCAAAGCTTGAGGATCTGGGTACGCTTTTGGTGGAAATAACTGAGGTTGCTTGGGGTCAAACTCGTCAGGACCAACCTTGGCTCCCGTCCACTCCACTTTCATGTCACGAAGACGGTATCGACGGCCTGATCGATCAGATATTCCCCACGCTTTACTGCCACTTGCGTATGCCATTAGACCCTCAAATAACTGAAACTAGGTTGAAGTTTCAAAGGAGTTCTTCCCTGATCTTCATCCGCTGCTCGTTGGAACTCTTCTTCGTAAACAGTCTTTAACAACTGTACACGTTCTGGTGCTCGTTTCATAGCAATGTAGTAGGATAGTCCTGCAGCCATACAAGGATAGAACCGGAATGGCATATCTGTTGTATTAACTAATGTGTCAGCATCTTCGATCCTCTGAACAAAATAATAAATAATTTGATCTGTAGAGTTCTCAGGTACTGACCAAAGATTTAGTACAGGATTAATCTGACGATTTAGCCAATACTGGCTAGGTCTGCCCTGCGTTGTTTTATTGGGCAAAGTTGCGTATTCACCCCTGGATATTCTTTGAACTTCATAGTCAGTATTGTTTCTACGAAGAACAACATCTAGTAGATCAACTACATTGTCCGAAAGAGTTTCTTGTGCCTGCCCCTGCGTGAGATCAATCGTATGAGACTTAACAGTCCACAAGTTCAATCCTCTGTTGGCCCATTCTGCAAACATGAGATTCAAAGAGCGACGAGCAGTTTTGGCATCATAGCCTGTGCGTACTTCTATGCCGCACCGCTCATATGCTTCCTCGATAAGTTCAGCTACATCGAGGTTGAAATCTCTTGATCCAGAAGTTGTCATTACATTCCGCCTTTATATTTCCCACCGCGACCAGCCATAACACAGCCACCGTTCTTGTAGCCTTTATTTATCATACCACCCTTTGCCTTCTTCGCGGTTTTAGCCGCATTAACAAAGTCTTGGTTACTAGGCGCACCCTTGTCGCCCTTGTTACGCATAGGCTTTCCGCTTGCTCGACGTTTTCGGATATTCTCGTATAAACTCATATTACCTCTCCCTGTTGGTGGCGTGGATATTTGCTTTGCCATCTGGCTGCGGCTGATCATGATATGCGTTCCTTACCAAAAAATCCTGCCACATAGGCTTGATCATGTTGTAGTTTTCTTCAACCTTATAAGACGTAACCGTCAACTGAGCATTCATCTGGTAAACCTGCATAGAAGCCCAACCTAGTAAACCCAAGGCAACAAACGACACCAACTGATTAACTTCTAATTTCATAACTACCACGCCTTACAAGACCAATACTTGGCCTTTAATTTATCCATAGTGCCTTTATCGCACCCATGACGAGCCCTAAACGACTTTCGCCGTTTAGGATCTGATTTCTTAATCTTCATATTGGCGTCCCCAAACCGAACTATCTTTTCTTTTCCTTTGTCACAGGCTTTAACAACAGACTTTTTACCGCCAGAAATCTGACGTTTTGGTTTGTTGCATTTCATTTTAGCCTTATCGATTTTAGGCATAGATAATCCTTACGCTAAAAGAAACGTCAGTTCAGTCCCCGCGCCCGTAAGCGCAGAAATGTAGACTCCAGAAGTAAACAGCATTCCATTCTCAGGGATGTATATCTCGTTCATACCTATAGGAAATTTCTGCGTTAACATTGTTGCTCCCCCACTACCATTGGTAAGAGTGAACGAACCCGCTGCAGTCGCGTATATGTTTACGGCCTGTAGTCTAGATCTGGACGGTCCTATAAGAGCCGCCGAAGAACCTTGTGCATGAGTATAAGCATTTATGTCTGACCCTGCCATACTTTATTCCTTTTTTTTCGGAGGACGCCCACGCTTCTTTGCAGGCTTCTCTTCCCATGCCTCATTGACATTAGGTGTAGAAGGATCATCCGCTTTGAGCGTACCGTTCTCATTTCGTGCGCGAACTTTAGCGGGTTTAATTCCTCGAGCCGCTAGTTCTTCTTCGGTTGGGGGTGCGAATCTACTCATGACTCATCCCTTATGATGCCGCTATTGTGCCACCAGTGTCAGAACGCTTCCAGTTTGTTCCGTCAGAGAAAGCCAATATTGCAGTACCTGCTGCGCCGTTTGAAACAAATACAACAGTACCTGCGCCAGCGGTTGCTGCTGAAGGTGCGTTTGCTACGGTGTAAGTTGGGACGACGATGTCGCCAATAAAGCCAGCAGTTGAAGTTACTGGACCTGAAAATGTAGTCGATGCCATTTTAGTACCCTTTGCATAAGGATTCGCCTTGTAGTCTATGCAACGTCAGGAGGGCGGATACCTGTCTACAAAGCTAATATGATGCCCATTACAAAAACAATACAACAAATTAAACCAAAAAGAAAGGGGCAACCGAAGTCGCCCCTGTCAAAATTAAAAGACTTGTTGTTATGCGCCCGGAGAACCGAATACACAACGTGGGTCTGAGAAGCCAAAGCTGTAACGTTCCCGTGCCTTGAAGCGCATGTTTCCTGTGTCGAAATCTGCTTCCATGTTAGTGGAAAGCGGAGTCCGCTCAAAGTGAATCAAACCGCGAGGCGCGTCTGTTTTGATGAAGAACGCATCTGGATCAGTTAGGAAGTCGTTAACGGCGTAACCGTCAGGCAACATACCCATTGAGCGAAGTGCGTTAGTATCATTGTCTGCAGTACCAACCCGAAGGTTAGAAACCATCAAACGTTCTGCAACGAATTGCAGTTGACGTGGAATCATCAACTTCACTCCGCGAAGAGCAACCTTCAACCCACGCTCGTCAACATAACCAGCGATGTTGATAAGAGCGTCTTCCAAAGAAGTTTCGTTCAAATCAGCAGCAACTGCTGGAGTATTAGAGAATGTGCCGCCGTTAGTTAGCGGGTGGTTTGTTGCACAAAGAGCAACGCCGTCACCGCCTGCACTAGCACCGCCTGAAAAGGCGTTGTTAAGAACAGCAGCAGCTTTAACCTGCTTAGAGTGCGCCATTGAACGAGCGAGAGCCTTAGTGTAACGACTGCCGAGGCGGTCATACAGGTTATCCTCGATTGCTTCCTCAGTAATTGAGAACGCAAGTGCAACGGTTTCGTGATTGTAACGAGCAGTGTACGCTTCGTTAGCATCATCGAAGTTGATTGCAGAACCTTCTGACTTAGTAGGTGCTGCTCCAAATCCAGACAACATAACTTCTTCTTCAAACGCACGGTCTGAAGATTCAGTAGTGAAGATTTCTGAATGTTGGTTTTCGTACCGATTGTACTCCATGCCAAACAAGGCGTTGAGACCGGGTTCTAGCTCTTTCGCTAGTTGTGCGCGTGATATAGCCATCTGTTAGCCCCCTTATACGCCTGTCGTTGAAACAGTACCCTGTACAATACTTCCGTTTGGAGCATTGAAGTGGTTGTTTAAACGAACGATTAATGGAATACCAGCTACAGTGAAATCTGAGTTATCAGGGTCATCTTGAACGCCCATGATACGCATAGAGTGCGCCGCAGTGGTAGCGATTGTGTTAAGGTCAGCAGTAGCTGAAGAGATACCAGTAGTATCATCACCACTATTACCAGTTGCAAACGCGATGTTAGCAAATACTGCTGCGCGTACTTCCGCTTCAGTGTTTGCTGCAGCCACTACATTAGATGTAGCGATTGTAAACGTCTGCATAGGATCGTCATAGACGAAAGCCTTAACAGGGTAGTTAGTATCAGCGCCAGAACCAGGCCATGTATTAGACCAGATTGTTTTACCTGATGTCGAAGAAACGTATTCACATCCCCAGAACACACCAACAATAGAGACAGTACCACCAGCCGCAGCTTGTAGATCGTCAATTACACCAGCCGCAGTCGGTATTACCGGCTGACCTTGGTATAGTTTG